TTCAACAACACCATCCGCAGCAATTGCTTTAGTGAAAGAACCACTATCATTATTGATAGTAAATGTTCCTGTTAAGGAATTATCTACAAAATCCGACGCTGTTATTGTACCAAGATTTCCTCTAATAGTGTAATAAAGAACTGTCCCATTTTCAAAACCATCGGTCGTAACAGTGACAGTAATTACATTACCTTCAGTTAGATTTCTGGGGGCAATAGTGGTCTCTACAGTTCTCTGTTTTGATCCAAGAAAACCATATCCAACAGCGTTAATTGATGAATTTGTTCCAAATACCGGCATTATCCAGCACCAAAATTACTCAAAGTTCCTAAAACTGTATAATTTGAAGCGTTATTTTTAATAATTGCAAATGTATATACGTTTACTGCGTTTGTAAATCCAGAAGATGGTGAAGTTGAGTTTATCCATTTAACCTCAACTTGTTTATCATCAATTTTAAATCCAGTTGTAGTTGGGTTTGACATAACATATGCACTGGAACCCATTGGGATAAGTATGGTTACAACTATACTTCTTTGTGTGGGTATACCTTTTAAGTTTTTTATATTAAATGCAAAATTACCAGTCGAATTTTTAGTGTAATTATGAAGAGATCCTTTATTTACATCAATGATTATATCTTCGTAGGCTGCACCATCATAAACACATATTTTTTCATAAATCTCTTTTACATTTGCAGATGATTCTAAATTCAAACCACCTTCAAAATTAGCATTCTCGTAAAAGAATGCTTTTGATCCAAATGTTTGTTCTCCGTCGTAATATGTGTCTGCCATTTTAGAATTCTATTACGTCTGATGGGTTGATTGGCACATTATCTAAAGCATCTTGTAATACTTCATCAACAGAATCGCCAAATGCTGCCTGAGCTGCTTGACTTAAATTGGATCCTGGATCAGCAATACCAAGTAGATCTGAAGCAGCACCAACAGGATTACCTAATACTTCACCTGCCGTACCGACTAATGATCCTGGTATTACGCCTCCACTAACAACTTGCCCAGCAACATTTGATAAGATTGCTCCAGGTTGAAGACCACCACTTAATATATTTGCTGCACCAGTTGCAGCACCAATAATTCCACTTCCTCCAGAGACAGCACCTAATGCATTAGTTGCAGCAGATGCTAAACCACCACTTGCAAGATCTGTTACTGCACTTGCTCCCATATCAGTAGCAACATTTGCTGCTGCAGCTGCAATACCACCAAGAGGACCACCGGTAACAGCAGCAAGTCCTGCTGCAGTATTAAATAAACTTTCTGCACGAAGACCTAATCCAGATCTGCCAATTAAATTCTCTTGATATCCACATATAGCGTGCCAATTAGGTCTCTTGGTTGTTTCAGTGAATTTACAATATCCTTTTTTACCTGGTCCAAGTTCTAAAATATTTTTTGCTTGGATCTTAATATTGTTTCCTGCTTTAATTGTAATATCTTCTTTTGCCTCCATATGGATGTTTCTGCCTTTTATACAGACATCACCATTCTCTAAAGCATTAATAACAATACTTCCATGCAATCCTGTTATAAAAATATCAACACTTCCTTCTGGATTTTTATGTCCACCTACAACTTCAATAGTTCTATCACCATAAACGTGAGTGATACCACCTTCTGTCATTCCAATAACTGATTTATCACCAGTTTCGGTATTTGCATACAAATTATAAACATCAGAACCATTCTGACCCATCTGAGGGTTTCCAGTATCCAATCTTACATTTGGACTAAAACTCTCTAGTGACCTCTTATGGAATTTTGTTTTCGGTTCTTCTTGTGCCATAAAATATCTACCCTTTCAATATTTATTAGTATCCACCATATCCACCACTACCGCCACCACCACTTGGAGGTGTTGGGGGTGAAGGAGTCGGTGTTGGCGTAGGTGTTGGTGTAGGTGTTGTTGATGTTCCACCACCTCCACCTGATGTAGTTGGTGGAGGTGTAGACGATGGTGGTGGTGTTGATGATGTAGTTGTTGATGGTGTGGCGCTACTGCTACTTGTAGTAGTGACAGTTTCTGAAATTTGTTGAGTCACCTGTGTAACTGTTCCTACTGATGTGGATGCAGAAACAACACTTTCTTCTCTAGTATCGTAGATATATTGGTGAGGTCTGTTTACGTGAACAGATCCAACCATTTTTCTACCATTTGATGGATGTACGTGGAATGGACCGTAATATGGTTTACCATTAACATAACCTATAAGACCGTCATCATTAGAAATACAATCAATAACTTGTTTGACCTCGCCTTGTGGTTCCTCAGGTCTTCTAGTAAATCTAGGTTTAATAATAGCACCAAAACCAGATAATGTTGAAATTTGTATCTCAACTTCTCTATCTACAGATGGGAATATACGATCTGATGTACTTACATTATCATCTGTATTACCCGCAGGGATAATATTAGTAATACTACCATTATCATCTACTGCAATTGTATATGTATTTCCTAAATTATCAGATGCTATATCATCTGAAGAATAATTATTACCAGGACTATAAATTGTAGTTGGTTTTTGAGGATCAATAATAACATCTGTCGGATTATCAACAGATGGTGTGTAATTTTCTCCAGTAGATACTAAAACAATATCGGTTATTTGCTGATAAGATGTTGAATTTGGATCTCTATCTATAATAGCTCTTGCTACTCCACCAAATCCTTGATCACACTCATCAACAATCTCAACAAATGGTGGAGTCGTATATCCACCACCACCATTTACAAGATCAACTCCAAGAAGACTACCAGTTACGCCACGGTCTGCATTTGCAAGATTGATAATTGCATTTGCAACCCCACCAATACCTTTTCCACCAAAGATTTTAATTTTAGTTCCACCACATCCACCAAGTTCTGGTGGTCCAGCATAACAATTACCAAGAACACTTTCAAATCCAGGAACAGATACACTTGGATTTGCAAAATCAAATATACCAAGAGAACCTGTAAGTCCTGCAATATCTTGAACAGCATCAATAACACCAAATCCTCTTTCTGCAAATTCTCTTGCTTTGTTTGCAGTTTCTAAAATTTGACTTACTGGTGTTCCTGATCCTTCTTTACTACCAACACCAATAGTCCACTCATTTGATGCCAGGGCATAATCTGCTGGTGCTTCATTACAATCAAGTGCGCTTACAACATTCTGGAAAGCATCAACTGCACTTGTTAAGAAACCAAACGGACTAAAACCACCAAGAATTTTTCCAACACCTCCTAGAAGTGGTTGTAAAGCTTTTGTGATTCCACCAATGATGGTGTTCATTATTGCACCAACACCTTGATCAGCAATACAACTAACAAAGTTTGTTACATTATCAGCAACATTTTGTAAGAGACCTTTGATCATTCCACCAATACCACCAATCACGGAGTTAGCAATACAAGGTAGAGCATCCGATATTGCTTTTACTGGACTAATAAGAGATGCTTGTGCAGCAATACCTGCAATATCTGCTGCTTTACTACTACCAGTGGCAGCAAGAACCGTGGCATACACACCTTTATAAAGAACATCAAGACCTTTATTCATATTCTCACCCATAGACTCAGACAATGCTGCGGTCATATTATGAATCATTCCAGTAGCACCAGATTGTATGCTTTTTGTTATTGAATCAATTCTCTCATTAATCTGTTGTGTAATATTACCAATACCATCAGTAATTCCCTTTGTAATTTCTTGTATAGAATTGACAAAATTTTCAATATCAGTTTTTATGTCATCGATTTCAGAACTAACTTTGGCAGTTGCCATCGTAACTTTCTGCCCAATAGCACCAAATGCTGAAATTTCTTTGGTCGTAGGATCTTCTTTTGCTAGTGCTTTTTCTAATGCAGCATCTTCTGCGGCAAGTGTTTCATCAAGTGAACCAGCACCACCCTTTCCTTTTTTATTAAGTTTATCTGCAATTTTATTGGAAACTGTTCTTGGTGATTTTTGAGAATCTGAATTTTGCTCATTAGATTCATTACCAACAATAGCACTAGATTTCTTTATAGGACCTGCATATCCAGTAAAGGGTTGAAATGGTGCTGAATATGGTCCAGAGTAAGATACTGCCTTTGTTCTTCCAAATACACCTAATATACAAGGTAGTTGTGCATTATCTCCATCTAAGAAGAAACCAAATACTGTATCTGCTTGTTCAAGTTTTGGAGTTTTTGCTCTATTACACGCACCAGATCCATCAGTTACTCCAAGAAGAACTTGCGCCCAGGGTAAATCCTCATTAGGAAGTTCTGTTTCCGAGTATGGGTGATATCCCATAATACGAACTTTAACTCTATTTCCCCATCCTCCACCATCAGCCTGATCTTGCCAAGATTCTACAGGTGCAATTTGACCGATCCACCAACGAAATCCGTCTCTTCCTACAAAATTAGTTTTAAATAAAGATTCTTCTAACATTAGACTTTATTATTTGGTTTGATCTGCCCAAAAGTATCCCTCACTAACATCATTGCAGTGTAAGATCCTTCACTATCAAAATGATGACATAGTTCCTTAATCATATATAGACCACTTTCTGAAGGATCTGGATCTTCTTTTCCAGTAGATACTTGTCTAAATTCACATTCTATCACGTCACCTGCTTTTAACTGTGTGTTAAGAGGTACAGTCATTTGAACTTTTTGAACAAAAAGACTGCTATATCGATATATTGCCTGAGATTGATACTTAAAAGGATCTGCATTTTCTGTAGTATCTACATTCTGTTCTAAAGTTCCCCTATCAATAAATCCAGTCATCATTCTGGTGGGAACTTCACTTAATGTTTTATCAGATGTTTCGTTAAGTTTTGGTAATACAGGTCTTTCAGATCCAAGATTTTTTGTCGAATTTAAGTGATCTGATATTTTGAAAAGACCTTTCTGTTCTGAGGTGAATTCAAATCTCTGCATATCAAAATAGTATCTCATCGACGAATATGAACCTAATCTCAAATTCTCCATGAGATTTTGATTTCTACTTACAACATATGATGTAATTTTAAAATCTTCACTTTGATTTTGATTTTCTCCATCAGCAACACTTGTTTCAATATATTTTTGTGAATATGGTTTTTGAGTAATTAAATTGTCAATTGATTTGAAGTGAAGTCCTTCTTTTGTTTGATAAAATACAAATCCTGCAACACCATCACCCTTTAGATCTGGAACACTTTTTGATGATAACCATCTCAAAACTGTAAATGGTTTTCGCATATTACCAATAAATCCATACTTATTTTGAGTTTGATCTGGTGCGGAAGCAAATAAACCCTTACCCAAGTACTCATTGACAATAGATTCAACTGATGCCGTTATATTTTGTGAAGTAGGATATTTCTTTGTGACTCTAGTTGTTTCGTTTGTAATAGCAATTCTAGAACAAAGATTTAGAGTCAAAGATTCTTGATTGTTATCTGAAATAACATTTGATATTCCTGAAACAAAAAGATAATCTTCTGGTTTTTCAGAAAAATCTAACTTAGGCATTGTGGTAGAATTTCCTTTCACCCTTAAAGAAACCCTTTCTGCTCCTCTAAGTTTTAACCCTTGATATAGTGATTTTCCATCTATAACAGGACCAGAAGAAGTTACATTTATTTTAGCGGTAACAGTTGGTGAAAAAATATCTTCATAATAATCAATTGAAGATACACCACTTCTAAGATCCACAGACTTAGAACCGTCTCCAGATTCAATTAGAATCTCTTCGTATGTTGAAGGATCTGATGCTGGCATTATGTGTATTGTAACTCTGTGAATATAAAACTATTTAACGAAGTTCCACCACTAACAATCTTTGTACCACCACCCTGATTTGATCCTGTTCTTGGTGCTGGTGGTGGAGATGTTGGGGTACTAATTGGAATTGGTACTTGGATTGTTTTTGGTGTATTATTTGACGCTAAATTAGTAGATTTATTGGTTGGTATGTTGGCGTTTAAATTAGGATTTACAGTATTATTGGATTGATTTGTATTTGGTTTATATGACTCACCAAACTGTTTGATTGCCTCTTCAACCTTTTCTGGAGAGGTTGTTGCTGCATTACTTCCCCGCCCCCTATAGTAACTTTGACCTCGTTCTACATATTGGGCATCACCTTGCATTCCTTCAACAACAGGAACACCAGCAAATGCTTGTGATAATCCTTTAGCAAATCCTACAGGATCTTTTGCTGCCTTTTCTGCTGTCAGTCCCCTATCTGTCATATATGCTACTATCAATTTATCCTGATTCTCTGGAGTAAACTTATCCCCCATTGTAAGACCTGCTTCTTTGACAAACTTATCAGGATACAACATTTGATAAGCACCAACTGCTGCACTTCTAGAATCTGCTGGAACACCCTTTTTTCTTTGATGTGCAAGGTAATCTTTCTGATATTGTACTAATTGAGTAATAGTCATTTGTGTGATATCTTCACCTGCTCTAGAGAAATCACTCAAATGCCCAGAATATGTGGATCCATATCCACCTTCTGCACTACTGATAAATTTTAGTAAACCCTTAGGACTTCCGCCCATATTTTTTCCACTGAATGATGATGGATTTACAGTTTTTTTGTCTTTTTCTGATTGTTCTGATGAAGAACGATTCCTCCACCTATCAATAGTTTTTTGAAGTTTTTCTAGTAAATTTTCAAATATATTTTTATTTTCAGCAGCACTTTTTTCTATCTTTTCGGTATCACCATCAAAGTCAAAAGATATATTTCTCAATTGATTTAATTTATCATCAAGATCACTAGTGAGTGAAGTAAACCAATTAACAGTATTTTCATACCAAGTTCTAGTTACTTCTATAATATTTTGTATCTTTTTTATTAGATTATTTACACCTTCAATTATTCTAGGAAGATTGACAATTCCCCAACCAATCAAAATTGCACCAAGTGCATCCATGATTCGTCCTAACAATCCTTTTGTACTTGATGATATCTTTTTAGTAGTAGATTTATCGCTGATATTACCTATTTGACCCGCTTCAATTATATCTTCCCTTTCCCTTCTTAAGACAGCCTGTCTTCTCTTATTGAATAGTCTTGATTTTGAGAAAATAGCACTTTTCTTTGCTGTATTTCCACGTACAAGGTCTTTACTAATACCAAAGGATATTGAGGTAGCAGAAGTAATACCCTTACCAAATGAAAGTAAAGATTTTCTAATTCCGTTTATACTGTCTCTATTTTTCTTTAGTGATTTCATTTTATGCCAGTACGTTATATTGTGCTAATGCACCAAGGATATATGGATTGTCTGGATTTGATGAAGGAATTGAAATTCCAGGACCTTTTGCAATACTTCCAGAACTCACATTCACCTGCTGTTGACCACCTCCAGAATCCATTGGTATTGGCATAGGTACAACATTTATAGATTGGTTATCAGTTGATTGTGATACATTTTTAATAATATCTCTTTTATCTTTATAAATTGGCACAATATCGGTAGGCATTTTTCCTGTTCTACCAATTTCCCTTTCCTCTTCAATCATTTTGAGGATTTCAGGATCTGTTACCTTCGCACCAACTTGATTTTCGGGAAGTGCTTCTGTTTTAGCAGTTTTCTCCCTTAATTCTTGTTCTTTGCTTTTAGGTAGTAAAGAACTTTGTGGTTCTGATTGTGATTTTGGTTCAGGTTGAGGATCTTTATACGGTATGACATCAAGTTCAATAGGACCCTTTGGTTGAGGTTCAATATTGTCACCTTTGTCGTTTAAATTACTCTCATCAGTATTATTGCTTCCTTCTATTTCAGGTTTAGTGGGATTTGGTTGGGTATCAGTTTTATTTTCTTCATTTTCTTTCTGTTTTGATGGTGGTTGTATTTTTTCTTCTTCTCTTCTTCTCTTCATCGATGTTGGTGTACTATCAGTAATAATATTTCTCCACCATTCATAACCAATATTTGGTGCTTCAGGTTTTACTTCACTTGTTGGAGATTTTTGGGGTTCTATGGAGGGATCTTGATTTTGGTAATCAATTTCTGGATCAGGATTCTCTGGTCCACCTTGACCACTTTGGGCATCAATTTCACTTTGAGTTTTATTCATATCGTCAAACCAATTATAACCAAAATTCTTTAAAGCATTTCCAATATCATCTTTAAAAAATGCTAATCCTCCCAGAACCGCAAGAAGTGCTCCAACTTTAAGGAAACCTAAACTTAAACCCCCAGTTGCAAGTTTAACTGCAAGACTTAGACCTACAAAACCACCAACTGTGAGTAATACTTGTTTCTTGATTTCTTCTAATTTTTCAGTATTACCTTCTGCAAGTGCTTTTATTGTTTCCACTCCCTTAAATGCTAAGAAGGCACCAAAAAGACGTGTAAAAATATTACTCAAACCAGACAAAGAAGACTGTGCTTTTGCACCTAATTTTTTAATAGGTTTAAATGCTGCTACTGTTATCTTCTTCTCAATTGCACTTTCTTTTCCTTCCCTTAATTTTTGTTGAGCAAGTTTTGTCTCTAATATTCTTTCTTGATTTTCTTTTTGTCTCTCTAATGCTTGAGAAGTTGCTAAATTATTTCTTACTGCCTGTAAAGAACTTGATAATTGATTTACTCTTGCAGACAAATTTTCAACTTGTCTTGACACCAATCCAAGTTGAATTGAATTACTGTTTAATAATGCTTTTGATTGTGGATCAATCTCAGTAACAGTAGGATCTGATCTGCCAGTAAATGCACTAGCAGAAATTCTAGATCTTCTTGCTATTAGTGGTGAAATTTCAACCATTCATCTGTTGGTGTTGTGCTTTTAAATTTTCTTCCTCAACGTGCTGTTGTAATAGAGAAAGATATATTTCTTTCTCCCACGGAAGCATATTCTCAAGTTCTGTCAAGCTATATTTATGGTGTTGCATCAGTGCAAAATTAATTCTAAAGTATGACTCAAGATCAGTATGAGCCATACTTATACGAAAAAACTTGCTAATCCCTCAAGTACAACATCATTTTCTACTCCAGTATTTGGATTTGTTACTGTTATTGTGTGGGAAAGTTTTGGCATTGTTTCAAAGAAATTTTCAATTTGTTTGAACTGCTTAGAACTTAATTGCTCGACAAATTCTTTAAGTTCTTTTTTAGTACAATCTTTGATTGACCATGATTCTTCTTCATTGTAAATTTGTTCAATACAAGACATTACAATTTCAAAAGTATCATCAACACTAATATCGCTTAATGCAAAATTACTCTTGATAAACTCTTCCATTGATGGATATTTTAATCTCATCGTTAAGGTATCATCAAGTTTAATATCTTTGCTATGTTTCTCATCAAATATAACTTGAATTTCATCAAGTGCAATTATTGTAGGTACTTTAGTTGTGTTGTCATCAGGACAAGTAATAAGGACCTCTACTTCTTCTCCTACAGATTTTCCTCTAATATTTAAAAACAAATATTCAATATCAAATGTTGAAAGATCTTCTACTTTTATACCGCGAGTAATTATACAACTTTTAATAACATCGTTGACAGCACTGGCAATAGTGTTCATATCTTCGCTTTCCATAGCAATGATAAGAACTTTTTCTTCTTTAACAAGGAAAGGTCTATATTTAATCTTCTTTCCAGTTGAAGGGATTGTCAACTCATAGGTTGGAGTTGAAATTTTTGGTAAAGGCATAATATCCTAAGCAATTCATTAAAATTATTTATTAGGCAGTTCTGGACCCACCTCCACCCGATGCAGCAGAAATACCTTCAGAAATAATAGTTGATCCACCTGATCCACTATTTAAAAATCTACCATCAGCAATCAACCTTTGAATACTATCAAGATTCTCATCAAATGGTCTCTGAGCAAATCCATTGATATCATCACGTCTATCAAGATTTTTTGCTCTGACCTGTTCAGCAAATGATGGTTCATCATTTTTATCTCGTTTAAGAAGTTTATCGACTGATCGTGATCTTCCTGCAATATGTCTATCATAATTAAACGTTGCAGTTGCTTTTAAGACTCTAGATCCCTCATATGATACTGTAGATGCATCCAAAGAAATTGGAAACATTCCAATAAATCTATACTCAAGATAATTTTTATAATCTCGTTCAAATTTTACAATTCTAGTTTCATCACACTTATATTGATTTGGATACCTCATTCTATAGTAATATCCATCTTTTAATGGATCTGCATTATCAAAAGATGAACCATTGGACATAAATTCTAACCAATGTTCCAAAAACTTCATTGACTTATAATCGTCATCAACATAAAAATCCATTGACATTTGTACAAATGTTCTTGTGTGTGCAAATTTTTCTGCGACACCAGTATAATTTCCAATTACATCTGCGGTTGCATAACCACTTCCAGGTAAAGACGCTCTACAACATAAAAGTGATAATTTTTCTTGTGCATATCTATTATCAATTCCCTTTCTTTTTAAATGAGTGCTTAGATTGGGATGAAAACCACCGAATGTTACTGCAAAATGAGATGTTTGTGCAACATTACTAAGTGTGGGTTTAATTTGGGATATCTTTTTAGGAAACGGTCTAGCCACTCTAAATATCTTATAAGTGATTGTTTAGTTATTTAGATGTCATATAAGGGAAAATATCAACCATCCCATCCAAAAAAATATAAGGGTGATCCAACCAATATTATATACCGTTCTTTATGGGAACGTAAATTTATGGTTTACTGTGATAACAATGAAAATATTATAGAGTGGCAATCAGAAGAATTTTTTATTCCATATCGATCACCCATTGATAATAAAATTCATAGATATTTTCCAGATTTTTACATAAAGTATAAAGATATAAATGGTAGAGTTAAATCATCATTGATAGAAGTAAAACCATTACGTCAATGTTCTCCCCCACCCAAACCAAAAAGACAAACTAAAAAATATCTCAATGAAGCATACGAATATGCAAAGAATAGAGCTAAGTGGGAGGCTGCAAAAGACTATTGCGAAGATCGTAGATGGGAATTTAAAGTTATGACTGAGAAAGAATTAGGTATCAAGTAATGGCAATAAGACCCACAGATACAGATATTAATGTTAATAGAGTACGTGGTGTTGCTGATGAAATCATTGGGATAAAAAATCCTGATGATGTTATGATTGGTATTCTTGAAGTTTTAACCGAGGGATCTAAAGTTCCTGAGGCAGGAAAAATATATGTTTTTGTTTATAATGCTAAGACACCTAATATACAATACGACCAAAATCCATTTGTTGCAGTAACTGATGTTATGGCATGGGGATTTCGTGGATATAATTTTCATTGGAATGAAACACGACAATATACTTGGAATGAAGTTGCTGGTGGATTATATGAAGTGTATCCATCAGAGGTAAAAGATTTACAAATGATTCCTTTTGCAAATATTAAGCTAAATACTTGAAAAGTGTCTTTATAGATGGCTGCGCGTAGTATCAGTACTTTTAATCTTGGTGGTGATGATGGGATGTTTAATCTCCCACCACCTCCATCTGCAAAGCAATCACAGTCTACCGCTAATTCGACAGAAACTGCACAAAACAGTGGATCTGGTCCAAATAATACTCCAGGAAAAAAACAACCTGGTCAAGAGCAAAACGGAGAAGTTTACAGATATCCATATACCAAGTTTCAACCTGGTCAAGATATGTTGAGAATTAGTATCTTTGAGTATGAACAAAATAATAATCTCAGTTTAAAAAGTTTTGCTAGCAATGCTATCACAGAGAATGTCACTCCATCTGATGGAAAAAGTGGAGGTACACCACATAGCACAACCTATAACATAAACCTATCTCAACTTAATGTATCTTCATTTTCAGATAGTTTTAATAAACTAGGTGGTAAAACTTTAGGTAAACTTAAAAAAAATGCCAGACATATATTTTTACCAATACCACAAAGGATTAGTGACAGTCTTTCTGTAGGATATGGTCAAGATACTTTAAGTCCTCTTGATACTGCTGCTGTTGCAGCTGCATCTGATGTTATATCGGGTGATGGAAAGGGTGCTGCAAAAATAGCAGCTATGACAAAAGCTTTTATAACGTCACCTGGTAGTGTCAAATTTGCTGGACCTGATAACAGTGAGTTGACTGCATTAAAAACTGGATTGTCTGCACAAATAGTAAATTCTATTGGTAGAAACGTTTCTGCTGATGCATTGATATCAAGAGCATCTGGTCAAATTTTACAATCAAATCTTGAGTTATTATTCAGTAATGTGACACTTAGATCATTTCCATTTGTTTTTGATTTTACTCCTAGAGATGAACTAGAAGCTGAGGAAGTAAGGAAAATTATACAAACAATTAAATATGCAATGTCACCATCAAATGGTGCATCTACCCAAGGTGGTAGTGGTGGTATTTTACTTAAAGCTCCAGATCTATTTACATTCGAGTATATGTCTGGAAAGAATAAACACCCATTTTTAAATTCATTTAAAATTGGTGTTTTAACTGATATGAAAGTAGATTATACTGCATCAGGAACTTATGCAACTTATTCAGGAGCTTTAAAAACACCTGTACATATGAGAATGACACTTCAATTTTCTGAGATTAATCCAGTTTACAAAGAAGATTATGAAAGATCCGAAATGCCAGGAGTAGGTTACTAATGTCTTATTTCAGAGAACTACCAAATATATTATACCAATCAAACCTTCTTCATAAGGTTTCATCTAGAGAATATGTTGCGATTAAAAATATTTTTCGCAGAGTTAAAATAAGAGATGATGTAAATGATACTGCAAATTTTTACAAAAAATATGTAATCCTCGAAGGTCAAAGACCCGATACTATTGCTGAGGAATTTTATGGACAATCAGATCTCGATTGGGTTGTAGTATTAACTTCAGGAATCACAAATATTAAAGATGAATGGCCATTAAGTAATTATGACCTTAGTCGATATGCTTCTGAAAAATATGGTACAGAGTTAAATGCAAATCATCACGATGAAACTCTAGAAGTAAGAGATTCTAAAAATAGACTAATTCTACCAGCAGGTCAAAAAGTTGATAGTGATTTTACAATACCTGCATCATATGATAGTTCTATAACATACAATATAATAGGTGCATATGAGAATATCGCTTATACTGGAAGTGGCGATCTTACTAATATTACAGTTGGTATTAGTAATTTGGTATATGAAACAAGATTGAACGAAGAAAAGAGAAGTATTAATTTATTAAAACCAAGGTACCTTCAACAGTATTTGAGAGAAATTAGAGAGATAATGACTTATGATGAAAGTTCTATGTTTATTAATAACAAATTAATCACCACAGAAAACACTAGACTTATCGGTCCATAAAAGATCTAAACTTTTATCAAAAGTCATTACATAACGATGTTTGCGAGAACGATCTCTCCATTCACCTTCGGCGTCTCTAATTTTACCCCTCGAATGTTTGGAACCATCGTTGAAGTAAAAGTCTTTTTTTGGATCTGATAAACCGCAGTACCTAAAATTGCAAGCACGATAAATTGTGCCACCATGATGATCACTATCAGCATACGAAATAATTGCTCTGACCTCTGTTTCATTTCTAAGACGTTTAATCGCTCTAGAAACAAACCAAGAAGTAATGTTGTACTCTTCTTGCTGAGTGTCGGGGTGGATGCAGAGTCTTGAGAGTTCAAAGAGTCCTTGCTGCTCATTTCTTTCTAATCCGAAAGCGCCTTTTGCTATTTCAGGAACAGGGAGACCTGTAAAAATACAGACTCCCTGGATGCCTCCGATATTTAGAGGACAGAATTGATTGTTTTTATATAAACCGTAATTATATCCAGACTTAAAGGTTTTGGATATATCTTTTAAATAATGAAACCGCAGAAGTAAATCTGCGGCATCACTTTTATTTACCCTATCAATGTGATAATCAGATTTCACTTGAACAATAGATTAAAATATGCTGCCACCACTAGTAAAGTGAGGCAGATCTGATTGTACTTCACTCTTCAGCAAGTTTTGCGAAGTAGGAAAGTGCATCGTCATCATCACTAGAAGAAGAACTAGAAGTGACAATATCTTCTGCGTTGAAGTCACCAGGGGTAGAAGTCACTGCGGGTGCAGCACCACGGTTAGAAGCGCGGAAATCTTCCTCTGCCTCAACGGTTTCTTGATCTTGGAAACGAGGTGTGCCCTTGTTACCAAGAACATAATCAAGACGCTTCTTCAGAGCATCATAGTCCTTAAACTGATCGGGAGCAGTGAACTCAGCGAGAGAGTTCTCTTTCTTCCAGATTGCTTCCATTGCGTCATCGTCGTCCAAGAGTGCGCCTTGTGTGGCAAACTCAGAAGAATCGTAGTTACGATAACCTGCAACGTTCTTAGCTTTCAGTTTAAAGTTGGCACCCTGCCAGAAGTCGAATGGATCAATTGCTTCCTCATCCTCAAACTCAGGTTGCATAGCAGCAGTGAGTTTGTCAAAGATCTTCTTGCCGTACTTATACAGCATCACTCTACCTTCATTGGAAGGATTAGCAGGATCTTTTACAACATAGATGTTGCTGATGTAAGTCAGTTTACGCTTCTGCTTACGAGCAGCATCTTTACCTGCATCAGTGCCATTGTTCCACAGCAGAGAATTGTACTCAGACACGGGATCTTTCTGTCCCAGACTAGTCAGAGAGTTCTCAATGTACCAACCACCAGGACCTTGGAAGGCGTGGGAGTACAGTTTCACGAAGGGAAGATCTTCACCATCAGGTGCAGGAAGGAAACGGATGACGGCATAACCATTGCCGCTCTTATCACACTCCAGTTTCCAGAGACGGTCATCAGAAGAACCGCCAGTGTTATTCATCTTTTCGACTTCCTTGACTAGTTTTTGTGTCAGGGAGCCCAGTTTGGATTGCTTTTTAAGGTCTGCGAAAGACATTTAGATACCTCGGATTGAGTTGGATGT